ATGAAGTGGTTTGAACACCAGGCGGACGCCGCTGAGAACAAAAAGATCAGGAAGATCGAAGCCTGGGGCGCCAGGCTCAATCCGGAATTTGGGGCTATGGCTGCGGTGGGCTGGTATTTCCGCCTGTTGGAGGTGATCACCCGTCACGGGCGGGTCTTCAGGCTGCCGGATGACTACGGGCTGGACCTTCTAACCCAGGACCTAAGGACAAGCGAAGAAACCATGATGCCCTTTCTGAACTTACTGGCGGAGATCAACGCCATTGACCGGGAAGCCTGGAAGTCTCAGGTGGTCTTTTGCCCTAAGCTGGCGAAGCGGGCAGACCGTTACACCGAAGAGATGGTCAAAAAGGAAGTTGACGCTCTCCTGGGAAGTTCAGAGAAGACCATTAGCTACGAGCTGTACCGAACCATCGAGATGCTGGCCCAGCACCCCGATCCTCGGAAAAGAAAGACTTACGGGCAGATCCTGTGCAGACTGGAGGGCTTCTCCAAACAGGCTCCGCGCAGTCTTAGCACAGGCGAGGCACATATCTGCGCAGAGCCTGCACATATCTACCCCTACCACACCACACCAGAACCAGCACCATCACAAGCTAGAGAGGCTAGCGCCTCTGTCACCGGCCCGGCTGCGCCGGTCGACGACGCGGGGCCTCTTTCTGAGCCTCTTGATCCGGTTTTAGTCAAAGGTGGTGAGGTGGAGAAAGAATCTCAGCCGAACCCGAACAAGTTCGGCCCAGCGGTTTTGGTGAAGCTCTGGAACGACCTGGGCTGTAAGCCCAGGGTCTCAGAACTCACCGACGACCGCCGTAAAAAGGCTGGGCTTCGCCTCCGCAAGCGGGGTGATCCCGACTGGTGGCAAGCATTGTTCGAGAAGGTCAAGGTTTTGAACAAGGCCTGGTTGAATTTCGACTTTGTCATACGAAGCGACACCAATTGTTTGAAAGTGCTGGAAGGTAACTATGACCACGACTTCGGCGCCAGAGGAAACGGCGGAAAAGATCGGTCCCGGTTTGGAACCCATAAAGACCCGGATAGATCGCATCCTGGCAAATATGCCGCCATCGGCCACACCTTCGCCACCGACCCCGGAGCAGGAGGAGCAGGCCCTGAAGCGGGTTCTCCTGGACAAAGGAGTGTTCCCGGTCCATCTGAAGGCGAGACTTAGCGATTTCAACGATCCCCCGGAGACTCCACCCGTGTTTATTCACGGCAGCGCCGGTGTGGGAAAGACCCATCTGGCCGTAGCCTATCTGGTTCGGGAAATCCAGAGCAAGGGGGAGGCCAGCAGGGTCTTTATCAGGAGCGTTGATCTGATGAACCGGCTACGGGATTCATTCCGCAGCTCCTATAACCAGGCGGCTTCGGAAATCATCGGTGATTATTCCCGCTATCGGTTCCTGGTGATCGACGATTTGGGGGCCGAGAGACACACCGACCTGGTGCAGGAGGCCATGTACGACATTTTGGATTTTCGATCCGGCCACCGGCTGCCCACTGTCATCACCAGCAATTTCTCACTGGATCGGGTGGCGGAGCACTACGGAGATTTCGGCGAGCGCATCGTCTCCCGGATCGCCGGCATGGGCGAAACCATGAGGCTGCTGGGCAAGGACCGCAGGTGGCAAAAATAACCTAACTACAGGAGGAAGCAAGTGAGAGAGATCGGCACGGTTAAATGGTTCAACGAGACCAAAGGTTATGGCTTCATCGCCCGGGAAAGCGGGTCCGATGTCTTCGTGCACTACAGCGCCATCCGGAGCAACGGCTTCAAGACCCTGAAGGAAGGCCAGCAGGTGGAGTTCGAGCTAGGCCAGGGACCCAAGGGGCCGCAAGCAGTCAACGTCGTGGCCAGGTGAGCCATGCTCGAAGCCTTCAAACTCGGCTACGCCGTCGGCCTGGGCGTCATAGCTGCGGCGCTCACCGGCCTGGCTGTCCTGGGGGCCTGGGATTGGCTCGGGGGAGTGATCACCCATATCAGGGTCACCTGGTATTACTGGAACCGGGAACGGAGGCCGACACGGTGAAATTCAGCATCATCCTGGAGCCCAAAGGCCAAAAGCGGGCGCGGGGCCGGGCCTTTCTGGTCGGCGGCAGGGCCATTGCCGGCAAACCACGCAAGGACGGTGAGCAGCTTCTGGAAGAGGAGAAGCTGCTCACCCTGTTGTATGCGCATCGGCCCACGAAGCCGCTGCAAGGTCCACTGTTGCTGGGGGTCAAGGCGTTTCTGCCGATCCCCAGGAGCAAATCCAAGAGATGGCAGGCCGCGGCCCTGGCCGGAGACATCCGGCCCACCACCAAGCCGGACCTGGACAATTGCATCAAGAATCTAAAGGACGTGTGCAAGGGCGTTTTTTGGCTGGATGACAAGCAGGTCGTGGAATACCTGCCGGGGACCGGGAAATACTACGGCGACCCGGCCAGGTGGGAGATCGAGATAGAGACGCTGGATAAGACCAATTCAAAGGGGGGCTATTCTGATGGACTCTTCTCTGATGCACCAGCCGACTGTCACCGTGCCCATCGTGTTTTACCGGGGGGTCAAGGCCATCGCCAAATTCCTGGAGATGCATCCCGACTCGGTCAGGAAGCTGCTCCGGGAGGGCAGCATTCCGGCCAAGAGGGATGAAACCGGCCGCTGGGTACTGACCAATATTGATTACTACCGTAGCCTGCAAAGCTGACATGGACGAGCCTAAATCCAGAATCTACGTCGGGATTAAATGGGGGATGGACAACCCCACCGTCATGCTGGCCGGCGAATACACCCCGGCTCCCAGGGATCATCTGCACATCTTCCGGGAGCTCTATGAGGAGAGCTTTTACTTTGACGACCTCCTGCCCATCGCCAAGGCCTGGGCCCAGGAGTTGAAGATCAGGAAATTCTATTGCGACCCCAGGGAGCCGGAGTTCATCAAGCGGTTGCGGAAACAGAGGCTGTGGGCCGTGGCGGCGCCGGACGAGCTGGCCCTGGCCCGGAACCTCCTGGGGAAGCGGCTGGCTAATCATGCCCACGGGCTACCAGGAGGACTCACCTTCTCCCGGGATTGCCCCAAGACGGTGCAGGAATTTTTCAAGTACCGGATGCCGGAGCGGGACCCCCGCAAGCCGTTCCGGGACAAACCCCTGGACATGGACAACTACGGGATCGGCGCCCTGCATTTCCTGGTACTGGGGCTGGCGACTGAGGTCACCCCGCAGGTGAGGTGGTTATGAAGAGAACGGTAATTTATGAACCCCGGGGCAAGGCCGGGGAATATGCGCCCCTGGCCCTGAACCTCTACCGGGGCTGCCTGCACGGTTGCCGCTATTGTTTCGCCCCCACCGCCACGTTTACTGACAGGGCGAAATTTCACGACCCCTCTTTCATCGAGCCCAGGCCCGGAGTTCTGGAGGACCTGGAAGAACAGGCCCGCCGAATGGCGGAGGACAAGCGGGAAATCCTGCTCTCTTTCACCAGCGACCCTTATCAGCCTCTGGAAAGGGGGGCCCAGGTTACCCGGCGGGCGCTGGAAATCCTCATGGCGCATGGACTCACGGCAACCATTTTGACCAAGGGCGGAGCCTGGGGGCTGGAGCGGGATAAAGACCTCTTGACTCAGAACCCCGGCAATGCCTGGAGCGTCACCTTGACCCACGACTCCTGGCTGGTCAGCCTGGAGTGGGAGCCGCAGGCCGCCATGCCCATGGACCGGATCGGCTCGCTCTATTTCGCCAAAAAGCTCGGCCTTAAAACATGGGTCTCTTTTGAGCCGGTGATCGACCCGGAGGCGGCCTATCGGCTTCTGGACGCGACCCATGAATTCGTTGACCTCTATAAGGTCGGGAAGCTCAACTACCATCCTCTGGCCAGGGAGATCGACTGGCGTAGGTTCAAGGGGGAGATGGAGGAGAGGCTCACCAGGCTGGGGAAGCCCTACTACCTGAAAAAGGATTTGCTGGAGGCAGCAGCATGATTTTCACCTCCAATTTCAAGATCGCCGGCCACCTGCCCCAGGCTATGGCCATCTCCTTGGGAGTGCCCAAGGGCTGGCGGGGAACCCGGTGCACCGTGCTGGCTCCGCCACGACACCTCATTAAAATTATGGACCCGAAGACCTTCATCCCACTTTACCGGGCGCAGGTCTTGGACAGATTGGAGCCCCACAAGATTATCCGGGACCTGGGCGGTGACAATTTCGTCATGGTTTGTTGGGAGGACCCGGGGGTGTTCTGTCATCGCCGGGTGGTGGCGGTATGGCTGGAAAAAGCGACCGACATCAAGGTGGAAGAACTAAACCCGAAGCTTAAGCGTCATCAGGAATGGTTGAGAAAAATGTCAACGGTGCAGGCATGAAAGAAAAGGCCTGGGGTCTTTTCATAGTTGGTCATAGGCTTCCATGCCCGGGGCATCCCAGTCGTCTTCGAGAGCGGCAAGCCGGGCCCGGGTTTCCTTCGCCTCCTCATTGCTCCAGCCAAGATCGGCAACGAGCAGGGGAGCGATGACGGCTTCGGAAGAAGTTTCGGCGTCACTCATGTGAGTGTCTCCTTTGCTGTCAATTGTAAAGCATTTTCATATCTCGTCAAAGGAGGGGCGACCTTTCGCCGTGTCATAGGAACTTGAATCCTGAAATCAACGCAATGCCTTGAGGCTAAGCAAAATTCAAATAAGGGAGAGAAAGAAAAAATGCTTGAACTGACCGACCAAAAATACGCTGCGGAATTGCGCTGTACGGTGTCCATCACACGGCCGGGTGCGTCGGTGCCCGAGTTGAAACCGGCCCGGCTGCACCCTGGCCACCAACGGAGGCCAGGTGGACCTGAGCCTGGCCATCGGCAACGGCTCGGCGGATGACGCCGCCGGGGTGGGGGAAATCGAGATCGGCTTCACCCCAGAAGGTTTGAAGCTGCTCCAGACCGCCCTGAAGCAGGCCGGCGCGGCCCTGAAAGGTTGAGATGTCAGACCCGGACAACATGGCAGGAGCGATTCGCCGGCTGAAAAACAAGGGGTACTCACCCGCAGGAGGAGATAAGTCTGGCAGCTATCTCCAAAAAGGCAGCACCAGGGTCTACGTGGACCAGATCGGCATCTTTGTGTACCGGCGGCGGAACATCAAAGGGCCATGGATCAGGGAGTCGGGCCATGCCTTCCCGTCAATTCCCTGGGGGCTTCTGTAATGAGCTTTGTGGGTTCCATTAACGCCGAGACCAGGAAATGGCTGGGCAACAACGGCCAAGCTTTCGACGGCCGGGAGGTCTACGTGGGCTGTTCCGGCAACTTCTCGGTGGAGCAGATTCTCTCCAGATATGCTCCCAAGGCCCGGATATGGGGGAACGATGTTTCCCTGTATTCCGGCGCCCTGGGGGCTTACCTTGCGAACCAGCCTTTCGAGCTTTCGGTAAAGGAAGATGAGTATAAGTGGCTCGAACCCTATCTGGAGGATGTGGAAGGCAAGGCCGCGGCCATCATGGTGCTCCTGGAAGCGCTGAAATACGAGGCTGCGAACAATGCCTTCAAGGCCCGGCATTGGAGCCATTATCGCAATAACTTCTCCCAGTTTCACCAAGCCACGGTGGGGAGGCTCCGGGAGCGCAAGCAGGAAATCCGGCTGGAAGGCTACACCGGCAAGGATATTTTCGACCTGCTCGATGAAATCCCGAAAGAGGCAGTGGTCATCGCCTTTCTGCCCACTTATGCCGGCGGCTACGAGCGGATGTTCAAGCGCCTGGGCGAGATCTTCTCCTGGAATGAGCCTGAGTACCAGATCATCGATGAGGAGCGCAAGAAGCGCACCATCCTGAAGATGATGGAGCGGGACTACCTTTATTTGGATGACAGGGTTTACTCGGGGCTTCCCATGGTGGCAGTGGTGCGCAAGGCCAGGATGAAGCCGGTCTATATCTACTCCAACATGGCGGCTCTCAGGCTGGCGGTCCTGAAACAGCAGCGCCGCTCGCAGTTCGTACCCTTCGCCCGGCTGTCGGACCAGGATGAGATCACCCCGGCCTCAAAGCTTTCCATCGTCCCCACCAGCAATGCCGTGGTCAATTACTACCGGGACGTTTACCTGTCCAAGGGAGTGGGGATTCCGGCGGACGGCGAGGCTCCCTTTGCGGTGTCGGTGGACGGGAAGGTCTTCGGCTTTTTGATTTTTGCCCGGATGCAGGGGCGGGGAGATGTCTATCTCCTGGCCGATTTCGTGATCAACTCCATCCGTTATCGAAGACTGGCGAAGCTCCTGCTTCTGGTGATCCAAACCAAAGAAATTCGACGGATGATGGAGGAAAAGCTCCTGGCGGAGCTTCCCACCTGCACCACCATGGTGTTCACCGAGAAACCAGTGTCCATGAAATACCGCGGGCTGTTTAAGCTCGCTCGGAGAGATGAAGGCAAGCTGGTTTATTCAACCGAGATGGGCATTCGCAACTTGAGCGAGGTAATCCCATTATGGCTGAAGAAATACGAGAAGTCCTGAATCTGCTCAATGAGAAGCTGACGGATCTTTTCCCTTACCGCCTGGAACTGGTGAATCCGGGGGAGCTGCATCTCCTTGACAAGAACGCCCGGTATATGAAGGCCGAGCAGTTTCAGGCGTTGGTGGAAAATGTCAAGAAGGATGGGAACCTCTCCTCCCTGCCGCTCTGCTACCGGGAAAAGAGCGGCAAGCTTCTGGTGCTCTCCGGCAACCATCGCACTATGGCCGCCCGGCAGGCCGGCCTGGAGCAAATCCTGGTCATGGTGGTGGCCGATGAGAAAACCGACGATGAGAAGCTGGGAATCCAGCTTTCCCATAACGCCATCTGCGGCCAGGACGATCTGGTGATCCTGAAGGAACTGTGGGAGAGCATCGAGAGCGTCCAGGCCAGGCTCTACGCCGGGCTGGATTCCGACACCGTGAAGGCCCTGGAGGGAATCAAATTTGCCGCCATCTCAGAACAACGGCTCCAATACAAGCTGGCGAATTTTGTGTTCCTGCCTGAAGAGATCGAGAGCCTGGATGAACTTCTGAAGGCCATTGCCGTGGTTTTTGCTGCGGACGTGGTCTATCTGGCCAGCCTGAGCACCTACGATGCCTTTTTTAAGATCATCGTGGAAATCAAGAAACGATGCCAGATTAAGAACTCCGCCGCGGCTTTCCTTAAGCTCGTGGAATTGGCCTGGATCGGCCTGGAGCAAGTGAAGAAACAGGAGGCGGCGACGGCATGATCCCTGGCCTTTTCGAGGTGCCGGAAATTTCCCGAGGGTTTCGGGGCGCCAGGTTTTCTCCCTGTCAGACCTGGAGGTACACCCTGCATCGGGTTTGGGAGCCCGGAAAAATTTCTGCCATGTTCATAGGGCTCAACCCCTCCACCGCGGATGAGGTGAATGACGACCCCACGGTGAGGCGGTGCATCCGTTTCGCCCGGGATTGGGGCTATGGCGGCTTGGTGATGATGAACGCCTTTGCCTACCGGGCGACGGACCCCCGGGTGATGAAGGCCGCCTTCGCTCCGGTGGGGCCGGATAACGATTACTGGCTTTTAGAAATGGCCAAGATACGGAGGCGGCAGGGAGCAGTTATCGTGGCCGCCTGGGGGAACCATGGGATTTATCGAAACCGGCACCAGCATATCCTGAACTTATTCCAGGACGCCGGGATCACCCTGCACTGCCTGGGCCTTACCAAAACGGGGCAGCCCAAGCATCCCCTTTATGTGTCGGCCGACATTTTACCAAAGGAGTTCCCGAATGGGCTGGGATGATGCTCTCCTGATCCACCGGGCCGCCGAGAACTACCAGGGCGTGGCCCTCATGGTCCGGGACCCGGTTCTCATGAGCCTGGCTGCGGCTTGGCCCCAAGTGAAGCGCAGGAAGGTGGGAGATCTCCCCAAGCGCAGCCTCATGTCTTCCCAAGAAATCATCGAGGCCATGTGGAGAGAGACCTCCATCGACTTCGATGATTGGGCACAGTTGGCCCAGGTTGAGCCTTTACATGTCCACCAGGGTTACCGGGCCTTACGAGGCAATGGGATCATCTTGCCGGACGGCACCTTAAACCATCTGGCAGACAGCGTTTTGAAGAAAGAGGCGGCCGGCCAACTCTTGAACCAGTTCGGGATCAAGCCGGGAGAGATGAAGAAATGAGCCTTCGGGTCGTCCCGATTACCCTCAAGGAAGCCAACGAATTTGTGCGCCTCCATCACCGCCATCACCGGAGGGTTCCGGGATGCAAATTTTGCCTGGCGGTCGCCAACGAGAAAGAAATCGTCGGTGTAGCCATTGTTGGCCGTCCGGTAGCCAGGCATCTCGACGACGGCTTGACCCTCGAAGTTAACCGGACTTGCACCGATGGGACCAGAAATGCCAACTCGATGCTCTATGGAGCCTGCCGACGGGCTGCCTGGGCATTGGGCTACCTGAAGTTGGTCACCTATACGCTGCCGGAGGAATCCGGCGCCAGCCTGCATGGGGCAGGATGGAAACTCATCGGAGAATGCGGTGGAGGAAAATGGTCCAGAGTCTCGCGGCCCAGGATGGATTTGCACCCGACCCAAAAGAAACTGCGGTGGGAGGCCCGTTGCCATGGAAGACCCCTATTATGACCCTGATTGCGACCTGTACCTGGGGATCGATAAAGGCTTCCGCAACCCCAATGTTACCCTCTGGATTCAGCCGGATCGGAAGTGGGAGCGGGTGATCGTGCTATTCGCTCATTACCAGGTTCTCAGGACCCCGGATGAAAACGCCAGAATCGCATTGAACATTCACCAATCCCGGGGCTATGGGCAGCTCACCGGCGGCTGGGGCGATCCTTCGGCCCCGGACATGCTGCGGGCCTATTCCCTGGCGTTCGAGGTGGAGATTGCCGGGCCGAGACAATCGGTGGCCTGGGGCCACGAAATTGTCAAGCAATGGCTCAAGGCCGCCAGGATGACCAGGGGAGCGGCGGGCCTCGTCTTCTCCCGCTTCTGCCCACGGGAATTGTTGTTGGAGATGAGCCAATACGAAAAGCATGAGCCCGGCAAGGGCCCCCACCACGGGCCGGATGGGCTGCGATATTTCTATGCCGGATGGAAAGGAGCGAGTTCATGAGCAAAGAAAATGGGCAAGGCAACGGTCGAACCGCTCGGATCGATTATCAAAGGGAAAGGCTGGTGGAAATCGTTCGGGCGGTCAATGAATTAGGAGAAGGGGTAAACCAGCAGGCGCTGGTGCGACATCTTGGTTTCAAGGCTGATTTTGTCTCTATTCAGGTGCGCCAGGCGATCCAGGAGGAACTATTGGAAAATACCGGAGGGGGACTGAACAAGCAATATTCGCTTGGAGTCACCGAAAAGGGACTTAGATTAATCGGCGAACACAAACCCACGCCAATAACTCCCCCAGGGACGACCTCAACGGAGGAGATCGTCCTGCGGCTGAGCCGCACCGTGGAGCGGCTGCTGGAAGAGAATGACCGATTAAAGCAAGAAAATGAGCGCATTAGCAGAAGAGAATATCAAGAGAAGCTCTCAAGCGAGGAATTTTTAAAAGAGAACCTTCGGCTTGAAGAAGAGGTGAAAGGCCTGAAGGATCATATTGAAAGCTATAAGGAGCAAGTCAAACAGCTTCAGCAATTCAAGGCTCCGGCAAAAACCGATTTAGTACCCCGGGTGGCCCATGCCATGGCGGTTTTTGGCGATTAGGCCGGTGAAATTTATGAGTTCGAAAATGAGCGACTTTCAGAAGGCCGGGAGAAGGCACAGACGACCTTGAGGCCCATGGGATGAAACCGCCAATTTCGGGAACCCCGGACCAGAAGCCGGAAATTCCGCCCATTTCCAGGCGCCGCCAAAAGCGCATTCGGGAGATCCAAGAACTCATGGACTCCGGCTGGAAAGAGACTGAAATTGCAGAGAAATACGGCATTTCAGTGCGCATGGTGGAATATGACATCCGGGCGGGCAAAGACCTGGATCGGGCCCTGACCCAGGGGGTAAGTCAACCCGAAATTATCGGGAAAGTAATCAGGGGTTACGAAAGGGAAATGCGCCAGGAGTTGCGGGCCGCCCAGCTCGCCACGAACCCGTTTGCGAAAGTGGCCCACAAACGGAACTACATTGCCCTGCTGGAGCGCTACGTCAAATTCCTTCAAGGAGTCGGCCTGATCGACAAGGTGGCGGATAAGCTGGACCTCAACCCCGGCATCGACTTCACGGACGACGAAGTGCGAGCGGCCTACTACTATTTCCTGAAGATCGCCAAGGCGAAGGGCATAAAAAATCTTGAGCTCTGAAAATTTCTACTTTTTACAAATATGGATAGAAACTTCTACATAAAGGTCTATTCCCCACTTGACCCCCGAAAAATGCCCCTGCTCCCCACTTTGCAGGCTATAGCACTCATTTTCCCCACCGAATGGCGCCACCGGCCCGCAAACGGGGTAAACCTACACCATTCTTACGTTTGCCGGGTTGAGTATGACCCGGTATTTCCACGAACACGAACTACCCCCATTAATTATATTGCCCTTCGAATCACCGGTATTCCACCTTTTAAAGCTCGCCTAAGCCTGTGTCGATTCCTGTTGCTTTTCAGCATCTTGGCATACTGGTTGCTACTGCGGAGGACTCCATGATCGGTAGCCTTGCAGATTTGGACCTCGATTTGCTGGATCGGGAACTTATCGAGCACCACCGGCGCCACGGTTTCAAGAGCCCTGACGAACTGCTGGATTTCGTTGAGACCTTTTTCCACGGCAAGTCCGGCTACCCCTTGTGTATCCCTCGTCGTCAGGTCTGTCCGGAGCACACCCCGCCGGCCGAGTATCTGGTAGACGCCTTTTTTGAACGCACCCCGGATGCCATCTGCTGGGCCAACCGGGGCGGCGGCAAGACCCTTCTGGGAGCCCTGGTTACCTGGCTTGATACCGTGTTCAAGGCCGGCTGCGCCACCAAAGTTTTGGGCGGCTCCCTGGAACAGAGCAAGCGGATGTACGAGCATTTGACCGGCGAGGGTGACGGCTGGGGTCTGGCTAATAAAAACTTTCAACATTTGCTGCGGGGCGAAATCCTGGCCCAACGGACCGTGCTGAATAACCTTTCCAATATCCAGATTCTCACCGCTTCCTCCAAGAGTGTGCGCGGGGCGCATCCGCAAAAGTTGAAACTGGATGAGGTCGATGAGATGGACCCCCGGATTTATGAGGCGGCTCTCTCCATCCCCATGACCAAAGGCGGCCATCGGGCTTCCACGCACATCTATTCCACCATGCATAAGACCTACGGCCTCATGCAGACGGTGGTGGAAGACGCCCCAGCCCGGGGCTACCGGCTATACAAATGGTGCATTCTGGATGTCCTGGAGCGCTGCCAGGATCGTGACTGCGGTGATTGCGACCTCTGGGAGGACTGCGAAGGCCGGGCCCGGGAAGCCGATGGCTATTACCGGATCGATGACGCCATCACCAGGAAACGCCAGGTATCAGAGCAGACCTGGCGGTCGGAATACCTCTGCCAAATCCCCAGTTCGGAGGGCTTGATTTATAAGGAGTTCGACTACGCGTTACATGTTGTTTAAGGCTTAACAAAGCCTTACTAATTCCCCATAAATAACATCCATGCAAACCCTAATAACGCAGGGAGACGGTGGAGTATTGCGTTTTAAGCATAATAACAATGGATGATTGCATGATTGTTATATGGTGCAATTAATTGTATTTAGAGGCGTGACTGTCAAATTATTAATACTGAGTAACTTTCACCACGTATTACCAAAAAGGGTGGTCAGTTGCGGTGCAATCAGATGGGTCAAAATAATTGGACTATATAGCGTTGTTGTATGCAGTGTGGGTAAAAGCCATTGGTAAACTTGCGTAACTCATTAATCGCACTACGCTATTCATGGGTTAATTTATGTGTTATTTGGCTTAGTTAGGCATATTGCGTGCATCTACTATTACTGACATTCAAACCATCCCTTAAAAAACAGGAGGCAAACTTATCGATCAAAGCCACGGCGCCCAACAGCCAACACCAGCCGCCCAGGCAACGGACCAGGGGGAGTCGCCGGTCCATAAAAAACCTCCCCAGCGCATCGAAAACTGAAGGCAGCGCCCGGGCATATCAGAGAGGAAATAGCAATCCTGGCCCCCTTGAGAGGACGGCGAACTTGCAAATGAGCGCAGGATGGGCCAGTCCCACCGAGGCTCCCCCGGCTCCCAAAGAGGCGGGTAGGCGGCACAACCGAAAGTGACCTGGAATTGAGCGCCAAGGCGATGAACCTGAAGGCTCGCGGGTTTGTGGGTTTACCGAAAAGAACCCTGGGGATCGGCCCCCTGAAAGCCGAGCGCATGGCCGACCCGGAGATGGGCGGGATCAAGGAAGCCGGAGTAGTGACCCTGAGCATAAAGCGGCCTGGAGGTGGTGGAGCGACGGAAACTCCAGGAAGGAAGGGGACGGGAAACGGCGGAGGTGATTCAAGCGGCCGGGTCGGGGAAGCGTGAAACCGAGAATCCCAAATGAATTTGGCCCTGATTACGGGGGCGGGAGTTTCTGGTAAAGTTCCTGCCCCTCAATGAGCGTCAAGCTCGTTAAAACGACTGTAGTCAGTAGAGGTGACCAGGATGGAAGAAAATCGGGAGCATTTGGAAATGATCCGCAAGGCCCTGGAGTTAATCGAAAACCGGGCCTTTGCCATCATGCAGAACTTAGACGCCCACGGCGAGACCATCCCCCTGGAATTCGTGGGCCAATTCAGAAGAGCCCATGAAGAATTGGATGAGATGGTAAATCACCTGGCTGATTTGGCAGGGTTAGGGGATGAGGCGGAAGAAGATGGCAGTCAGAGTTTCGACCAGACAGTATGAAGCGAGCCATGGGCGGCAGCCCAGAGGCTGGGGCAGATGGGGTTTTAAAATCGACGATCAGATCGAGTGGCTCGCCGGGACTTACACCGAGGCTAAAAAGCTGGCCACTAAGCAGGCCCGGCAGGAAGGCATCTCTTTTATCGAGGTGCTCCCATGAAAACCGTGATGGATATGGATGAGGAGTTGATCAGGGGCAGGGCCTGGGGCGACCCGGCCTGGGCCGTTCAGCAGATTCTTTATCTCAAAGGTCAGCTCAAAATGGCGCAGGCGGCCATCAATGATCTGGCCCTCCCACGGATTGCTGAACTGGAAAGAGAGATAGTCAGCCTCCAGGATGAGTTGGCGGCGGCTTTTTCTAACCCCTCCCGATAAACAACCGGGCCCCCTGGGGCGGCATCCTCAGGAGGCCCAAAACCATCTCAAGCCTGGAGGCAAAGACGATGCCTGCTTATACCACGGCTGCGACAGAGAAGCAAGATTATCCCGAAATCCCGGAACTGCGGGTCGTTGAAAAACCCCTTTACCTGGTTGGAACTCAGGTGCAGGCGCATCCCCTTCCCGCCTCCTGGAGGGCCTTTACCGAAGACGGCTCCAAATTCTATGAGGTGGATTCCCGCTGGTGCGGCCGGTTCCACGTCTGGACCCTCGAAATTAACGGCGAGTGGGGCCGGCGGCTCAAGCGGCGCCAGGGGTACTGGGACAGCCGTACCGGGATTTACTTTTACTCCGGCCCCAAGGAGTAAAGACCAATTTTGAATTCTTAACCGCGGAGTCCTCGAAGGCACCGGATAGGACATCCCGAAAGGAGGTAAGGTGCAAACCTGTACCTTTTTCAGCGTACTGAACCGGCAGAATCAATTGGGGGAGCGCCTGGTATCCATCGCCTTTCACTCTCCCAAAGCTTATCACGGCCGCTCTTACCGGGCTCTCGCTCCCCGACAGAAGATGCTGAAGATGGACGAGGCGACCTACCGGGTCGAATATCAGAAGATTCTGGACAAACTGAACCCTCGAAAGGTCTTCGCTGACCTGGGGGAAGACGCCATTTTGCTCTGTTGGGAGCCTCCCGGCAAATTCTGTCACCGCAGATTAGTGGCCGAATGGCTGGAGAAGCACCTGGAGGTAAGTGTCCCGGAGATGCTGGAGCCGGGTCTGTTCGATGATCTTTAAGTAACAACATCTTTTGGAGGCAAGGCAATGATTACCGACTACCTGAAGGCTGGCTACCCGGTCTTAATGGTGCGGACGCACGAGCCGGAGCGCTTCATCGGCTCCATGGTCAAGAAAATCAATGGCCGGACCCCATATCAGTGGGATTTGGTGCGGGGTTATCGGGAACTGGGCAATGGGGCGGAGTGGGAGGAAGCCGATCCCTTCGACCTGCCCAACATCGCGGCCCGGGGAAAAGAAAAGGCAGTGTGGTTCCTGCGGAATTACCACTTCAACCTCAAAGAACCGGTGGTCATCCAGGGAATCGAGAACAATATCCCAGCCTACAAGGCCAGGGGGATCACGTTGGTCATAGTCGCCCCGGACGCTGACCTGCCCGCGGAACTGGAGCGGGAGGTGGTGGTGTTGGACTTTCCTTTACCGACCCGGGAAGAGCTTAAAGGCATCCTGGCGGGCCTGGAGGAGGGTACCGGAGTCAAGGCGGAAAAAGAGGAAGCAGTATTGGATGCGGCTCAGGGGCTGACCTGGGAGGAATCCGAGAATGCCCTGGCTTTGGCTCTGGTGCGGCAGAAACGGTTCGACCCCAAGACCATCACCGAACTCAAGGCCCAGATGGTCAAGAAGTCGGCAGCCCTGGAGTTCAGCCAGTTTACTGAAACATTCAAGACCCTGGGCGGCCTGGAGAACCTGAAGGAGTGGACCTTGAACCGTTTCAAGAACCGGCGGCCGGGGCTGCCTTTTCGGGGCATCCTGCTCCTGGGGGTGCCCGGCACCGGCAAGAGCCACTTCGCTAAAGCCCTGGGCAACCAGGTGGGCTGGCCCTGCCTCTCCCTGAATCTGGGGAAGGTCTTCGGCTCCCTGGTGGGTGAATCCGAGGCCAAGATGCGGGAGGCCCTGAAGGTGGTGGACGCCATGGCGCCCTGCATCCTCTTCCTGGACGAAATCGAGAAGGGCCTGGCCGGGGTGGGCGGCGGCTCCACCGACGGCGGTACGACCCAAAGGGTGGGCGGCACCTTCCTCACCTGGCTGAATGACCACACCTCCGAGGTCTTCGTGATAGCGACGTGCAACGATTATGCGAAACTGCCCCCGGAATACACCAGGATGGGGAGATGGGATGCCATCTTCTTTGTCGACAACCCGAACCCCAAGGAGCGGCTGCACATCCTGGGAATCTACTGCGAGATGTTCGGGGTGACCGACACCATCAAAATCCCCAGCCCGGAAGACCTGGAGGGTTATTCGGGCGCTGAGATACGGCAGGTGGCCATCGAAGCCGCTTACAACGGCGGCGACGTGATGGCGGCAACCCGGTTTGTCATACCTATAAGTAAAAGCCAAAAAAACCAGATGGATGCTTTGCGAGAGTGGGCCAAACCCCGAACCATCCCGGCCAGCCGGCAGGACCTGGAGGAATTGAAGGGCAAGCGGAGGGTGCAGGTATGAGCGCCGAGTTCCCTTTTCCCTGTTGTCGGTGCGGCTATTGCTGCCTGGTTGAAACTTGCCCGGCGGGACAATTCTTTTTCGGAGTCGGGAGATATTCTCTCTGTCCCGGCCTCTCTTTCCAAGACGATCAAGCGGTTTGCCAGATTGCCTTGATTGACCTTGAGATCATCGGGGGCGGGGCCGGCTGCTGCATCAAGGCTCGGGCCGTCAAGGGTGACAAGGTTTACGACTTCGCCTCTCTCCCCGTAGATTTAAAAAAAGACTTAGCACAGGCCCTTAGAAGGAGGAAGGCGGCATGATGGCGGTCGAGATCAACGACGATACCAGGGAGATTATCGAGGCTCCGGTTCCGATTCGACTCCCCAAATGGCTATGGTTGGTACTGACGGCACGGGCGAAGGCACTTTATGGCGGCGATATCGATGCCTGTATTCGACAGCTACTGCAGGTCGGAATTGAAAAAGAAATCCGAATCGCGGGCATGGCAATGTCTGTGGCAGGAGGTCCTAAAAAATGAGCCATTATTCAGAAGTGCAGATCGAGTTTCGGGACGGGGCGGCTCTGGTGGCCGCCCTGGTTCGTTTGGGAATTAACCCAGAGGGCATCAAGGTACACAAAGAGTCCCAGCCGCTTTACGGATATCAGGGTGATAAACGGGAACAGAGGGCTCACATCATCATCCGGCGCCAGTATGTTCAGGCTTACGCCAACGACATCGGCTTTGAGCGCTTGATGAATGGCACTTACCGGGTCTGGATATCCGATTTCGACCGGGGCACCGACGGCCAGGGGAAATATGGCGATGCCTGGCTGGGGCGGCTGAAACAGGCTTACGGCGTGGAGAAGGCCAAGGCTGAGGCCAGGAAGAAGGGTTACCGGGTCACTGAACAGAAGCAAGACGACGGCCGCATCCGGCTGATCTGCAGGAGGTAGTCATGCAAGAGATCATCATAGAGTTCGATCTGGCCGGTGAGGTCAAGCTGGAAGGAAAGGGCTTCCAGGGAAAAAGCTGCGATGAGGCCATGGGCCACTTCGAGAAGGCCCTGGGCGTCGTGGCTAAGCGGCAGAACAAACCCGAATATTTCCAGGGGATAAAGACCGATGCCAGCCAGCGAGCTTGAGTTCGACTTCTCGGAAGATGGCGCCGCCTCCACCCCCTGGTGGACGGAAGAGACGGCCGAAATCCTCTCCACCCTCGGGCCCCCGTCTCCGGGGTTCGAAGATCTGAATAGCAATCGGTGGTGTGGGTAAATCCCCTATAAGTAAAACCCTCTTACTCACTCTTTTATCCAGCCCGGGGCGGCGGCGCCCCGGTTTGGACTAAGGGAGCGATGGTTCCCCCAGATGGCCGGTATTGACCGGCCTTAATTTTTTCAAGCGGAGGAAAGGCAATGAAAAGCAACGGTAACGGCTTCGAGGAGATGGTGGCCATCCAGTTGGCCGTGCGGTCCTGGCCGGGACAGGCCAAGTTGAGCGCCGAAGACCTGGGGCTCAAGGACGGCGAAGTCCCGGAAATCTTCTATTTGGGGAACAAAAAGTTGTACCCGCAGGAATGGCGGCAACTCTTTTCCCAGCTTTCCAACAAGGCCCGGAGTTACCTGAACGATACCTCGTATCCCTTTGTGGTTGAATACGTCCGGGCCATACCCAAGCGTAACCTGGCCCGGGTGGTGGAGCGGCTGGAGGAACTGAAGGCCGAGTACCTGGCCCGGGCCGAGGAGTTCGTGGCCCACTATGACGCCATTCAGGAGCAGTGGCGGGAGAAATACCCGGACATCTGGCCGCGCCTCGCCCCCCACTACCCCACCAAGAGCCAGCTTCGCCGGAAGTTCGACTTCTTCTGGAGCGTCTTTGACATCAAAGGCGCGGAAATAAAGGAAGGGAGTGCTCCGGAGGTCATTGAGGCCTATCAGCGGGCCAAAGAAGAACTCCAGGCCCGCTACGAGGAGATGGTCGAAGAAGCTGTGGTTTATCTCCGCAAGAAGGTCCTGGAGGTGGTGACCAACCTTTCCAGCCGCCTGAAAGAAGGGCGCATCGTCCGCAACGACACCCTGGAGAGTGTCCGCCGGGTGGAGAACTGGTTCAAAGACCTCAATATCTTCGGCGACACGGAAGTCGAGAAGGCCCTGACCGGACTGCGCTCCGTCCTCAACGGCACCGACTACGAGACTCTGAAGGACAACGAAACCCTGAAACAGCAGTTGGCGAACCTGGCCGACCAGGTGGCCGCGGCAGCGGGCAAGCTGGATGACGTGAGCAACATCTCCGGGAATTACAAGCGGCTGATCGATCTCAGTTAAGGGGCTGCCGGGATACCCCGGTGCCCCAAATCTTTGAGGAGGTAAGACCATGAGTGCACCAGAATCATCGGCAACCATCATGTTCCCGGTAAGCTGCTTTGACCAGGAAATCAGGGCGTTGCTGGAAAGGGAATATGACATTGAGTTTAAGCCACAAGTGTTCGGGCCTAATTTCGAGATCGAAACCAAGCGCCTTTATGCCAGCATGGAGATCGACATCCAAGAGGGGCTGCTGGTTTTCTCGAATGGTGAGGCCCGGTATGGCGAATTCGCCGAACTGGAGGAATTTTTGGTCAAGAAAGGCATCCCCTTCGACCGGGAA